TATTCTCCATTACCTACGGGACCAGCAGAACCCTTATTTATATCATATTCTCCATTTACCCAAATCGATGGACAATTAATAAAAGCAGGACCAGTAGGTCCCGCGGGACCTGTGTTTCCTGTAGCCCCCGTGCAGCAAGGTCCCGTGGGACCTGTATTACCTGTAGCCCCCGTGCAGCAAGGTCCCGTGGGACCTGTATTACCTGTTGGTCCTGTGGGACCCGTTGTCCCCGTGGAACCTGTTGTTCCTGTTGCGCCTGTAAAACCAGTTGATCCCGTGGAACCCGTATAACCGGTTGGCCCTGTACAACAAGGTCCGGTTGGTCCGGTTCTTCCTTCTGATCCAGTAGCGCCGGTTCCTGATGATGTTCCATCAAGCCCTTTAGGACCCGTAGGTCCTGTAGCCCCCGTGCAGCAAGGTCCCGTGGGACCTGTATTACCTGTTGGTCCAGTCATACCTGTTGGACCAGGAGGACCAGTGAAGCCGGTAGCTCCGGTATTGGTCGCATCACCTGGAATCCCTTGTGTGCCCGTCGCGCCTGTAGGACCGGTATCGCCGGGTGTTCCCATTCCCGGGGGTCCTGTAGGTCCCGGTATGCAACACATGCCAGATTGAGCTACTTGTTGTTTTCTTAAATAGGAACTAAAATTAGAACATGACATAGTTGAATTATAATATAATCAGCTATTTTTTTCTACAACCTAACACATTATCTAAACTAAGAATTTAAATACTACATCATAAATATATTATGGAATTAGGTGGACTTTTTCAGAAGTACGGCAGCGATAAAGACAGAAATGGATATACACCTGTATACCATTCTCTTTTCAAAAATCTCCGCAATAAAGAAATGGTCTTCATGGAGATTGGGATTGGTACCATGATTCAGGGCGCTCCATCTTCGATGGTAGGTTATTCATTACCAAATTATAAACCGGGGGGATCTTTGCGTGCTTGGCGTGATTACTTTCCAAATGCGCAAATACATGGTATTGATATTCAGCCTGATACACAATTTACCGAAGACCGAATCCACACACATCTATGCAATTCTGTTGATGTGGAAGCTTGCAGTAAATTCTTTCAGCGGGATAATGTTCCAAAAGATATTGATATTATCATAGATGATGGACATCATTATGATGAGTATCAATTAAAAACATTTTACAATTTTTTTAATCTTGTAAAGGAGGGCGGTTTTTACATTATAGAAGATGTCTATCCCGGAAGCCGCATAATGACAGAATTTTTACCGAAAATAAGGAACTATGCAGAAAATTCTCATGTTTTTGGCGCGTATCTTACTGATGATCGCGAAAAACGTACACCCATTCTTATAATTTCCAAGTAAACAAGAACTTAGAATAGTATTTAATAATTAATGTAATGTATTCGATAGCTTTATTGATTCCTGTCTGCGGTCGAGGAAAAGATTATAAAACCATAGACGATACTCCTTTTGTGCGTATCTTCTATCCTAACTTTTTGAAAACGTACAATCCAACTTATAATTATACAATTTATTTGGGTATTGATAATACCGATAATTTTTATATTTCGACAATGCATCTTTTTGCCCTTTTATCGCGTGATAATATTATAATTAAACCTATTCTGCTTGAGGGCTGCGAACACAAACCCGCATTTGCATGGAATAAATTATTTGAAGTGGCTTATAAGGAAAATAATCATTATTTTTATCAAATTGGAGATGATATTAAAATGCTCACTCCATGGATTGATAGATTTATTGAGATTCTTTCGGCACGTGATAATAACGGCGTTGTGGGCGGATGTCATGATGCAAATTATTATGGACGAATTAATCAAAATAAAACCCCCGTTATAGAAAATGCATTCGTACATCGAAAACATTATCAAATATTTAATACTTTTTTTAATAAAAGTATAGAGAATTGGTATTGTGATGATTGGATAACGGGGGTATACAAATCTAATTTTTCGACATTGTGTGTTGAGGTGAAGGTTGTTAATACGATTATGGCGCGATACGTGGTGAAGGATATTGGTGGGAAAATACAGAAAATGATTTTGGAGGATATTAAAAAGCTGAAGGAATTAGGCATTAACTAGAAATTAACATTCTGGATTAAAACTGAGAGTCCAACGGCGGCATGAAAATTATTTGCCGCGCGCAACGTGCTAGAGACATTTCCAAGGAAGGACATATTATAAGCGTCCAGAGTTTGCGGGACTTTTCCCGACGGGCTTTCTAAACTGACAGAAATCGAATGATATTGGGGGATGGAGATATTTATAGCGGAACAATCGCACAGACGTGCGTCTGATATATCTATAACCCCCGATATATCCGTCTTGGGCATTAATCTACCATCGGGACCTGGTAATCCGCTAACTGCATTACCGCAAAGATCATTACAATATACCCAAATCTTCAGTTTCTCGAACCCCAAATTACCAGGCGTACCTGGTGTTCCGCTTATTAGTTTCGATGGATCTATATTGAAAGACCATGATACTTTGATAATTGATGCCCCACTATAGCATGTTGAGTGTGTTGGAGGAATACATAATGGATTTGTGCCAAAAGCGTTAGGCCATGAATTACCAGCATTCCATGCTTGTACTGGTGCTCCAATATATCGAAGTGATGCGATATTTTTGGCAGGCAATGGGGTCCACCCTACAATATTATCACCTTGCTCATTTCCAGGATATCCGGGATGGAGCCACCAATCGCTTTGGTGATTGTTGGTCCTGCTCCAAAGAGCTCCGGCTGTATCGTATCCGGAAATATCCATAAGTTGGCTGTTAAACATCGCTGAGAAATAGTATGTATTATAAAGTGCTATAGAATTGTTCTTAGGACCTGTAGGTCCGGTGATCCCTGTTGCACCCGTAGGACCTGTTACGCCCATAGGACCTGTAGCTCCCGTAGGACCTGTTGCACCCGCGGAACCTGTTTCACCCTTAGGACCTTGTAGACCAACCATGCCTATATATCCAGTCATACCAGTTGGACCTGTAGCACCCGCAAATCCAATAAATCCTGAAAATCCTTGTGGACCAGTCGGTCCAGTGGGACCAGTCGGTCCAGTGGGACCTGATGCCCCAATCCCTTGCGAACCGGTTGCCCCTGTAGTCCCTTTTGGTCCACTAGCCCCCGGGCAGCAACATGTAAAATTAGTGGAACGCCTTGCTAAATAATCAGAGAAATTTCGATAACTTGCGTTGTAACTATATTGACCTCGCTTGTTATATGACATATTATATACATATAACAAGATATTATGGAGTAAGTACGTCTATATACGCAACTGCATTAATACCAATTGTGCGTGTGGCAGTAGCGCCAGCTGAATTATTTATTCCCACAGACATAGCAATAGCAGGTCCGCCGGTCGCCGTGACTTTGGGACAGGAGAAGGACACTTGTACTAGATTTCCATCATCATCTTTTAGTGTATCGCTTCCACAATGTATGTTATCGATTAAAATACCACCAGAACCGCCAGCAATTTGCCATACATTGCCACTCGGTTCACCATTTTCCGCCTCCGTTATCGAACTAACCGGCGTCCCATCGCAAAAAGCCCAGACTTTTAATAGAATATTTTTTCCTTGGAACATACTGGCACTCCCCGAGAGGTCGTTAACGATGCTATAAGCAACTCGCGTGCATACCGCACTCGTATATGGTATAACAGCTGAGGGTATATAACTAGAATGAATACCAGGTGTGGGTCCGGCAGTGGGTGGGGTATGGAATGCAAAGCTCGGCGGCTGCGAACTCGCCGCGGGTGCCGCATTCGAAGCTGCGGCGCCGATATCTACAACGCCTGTAACACTGGGCGTGGGAAATGTTCCGCCGCTAAATTGCATGCAGCCGCCGCCCGATGGAAACATCCAATGATCTGCGATCTGTAAACCAATAGTATCTCCGTCACGTATTATACAACTAAAAGGAATTAATACTTTTCGCAAATTAATTCCAGCGTCAACAGATGGACCCCAATTTATTAATGAATTTGCGGGACCTGTAGGTCCGGTTGCCCCTGTTGCACCCGTAGGACCTGTTGCACCCGTAGGACCTGTTGCACCCGTAGGACCTGGAGCGCCATCAAAACCGGACAAAACGCCCGTCGGTCCTGTCGGCCCTGATGAACCGAAGGTACCAGTTGACCCTGTTGGTCCGGTTGGTCCTGTCGGTCCTCCTGGTCCCCGTATATTTCCACGCGGACCTGTCGCTCCTTGTAGTCCTGTAGGACCAGTGCCATAGATACCATCTGTCCCTGTAGGACCCTTTCGCCCAAAGGTCCCAGTAGGACCAGTTTTGCCAATGATACAACATTGACTCTGATTTTTGAGTCTATTATAATTAGAAAATCCCGAAATACTTTTCATAGAGAACATTATATAATATTGAGTAAAAAAAAATTGTTTCGGCTAAGCTTCGACTATTTCATATTTTAGTCCTATTGTTATAAAACCATCGGTTTTGGGAGGACTCCAACTTAATATACCTACTAAACTTGGCGAAATATTAACTGATATAGAATTATGATTGTTAGCTGCATTGGGTATACATCGCGTGATAAGAGGCGGATTTATCGGAATGCAACCACACCAAGAGCCCGAAGGGCAATAAAGGGAGCGACTCTCCCCTACTGGTAAGGCACCCGAGTTATCTGTAGCACAATAACTCCAAATTTCTATATTCCAACCATTCATTGTATTGGCGCTATTCCATCCTGAAAGTTCTGGAGGCGATATGCTGATAAGATCATTTCCGCCAAAAGAATATGCGAGATCTGTTATTCTAGTCTGAGCCCATGGGATCGAGATGAGAGGGGGAGAAGTATAATATTGCGTAGACCCCGGGACTGGAACCGCAGGAAGCGGCCACCACCCGACCCGCAAAGGTTGCGCGGACCGCCAGTATTGCGCGGAGCCGGTGACGGCTGACTCGGCGCCGCCACCTCCTGGGTATATCCACCACTTATTTTCCCTAATGACGTTAATATCCCAAGGCGCGCTGCCTTGGACGGACCATGTTCCAGAAGAATCGGTTACATCTGGGCTTCCTTGAAAAAATCCACTAAAATTTACCATATTAATATTTAAACTTACAGGACCAGTGGCTCCTAATTCGCCCAATGGTCCTGTTGAACCCGTCGGTCCTGTAACCCCTATTGGTCCCGTCGGTCCTGTAGCTCCTGTCGCACCCGTAGGTCCGCGCGAGCCTGCTACACCATAATTACCAGTTGGACCTGTCAGTCCATCTGGTCCTTGATCTCCCGTTGGCCCAGTATCTCCCGTATTACCCACCTGTAATCCACTGGGTCCAGTGGCGCCCGTGGGTCCAACGGGACCTCCAAAACCAATCATACCGGTAGGACCTATAGCCCCACGTTTACCTGGTTTTCCATTACAACAACCACCATTTCCTGGATAAGCTTTCATTTTATTAGATGCACATGACATATGTATTATATATATATCTTTATCATAAATCAAAGACATATATCAAGTATAATTTAACAGAAAGGTCCTTGTGGACGCTGGCATTTTGGAATGACTAAAGGTTTGGGCAAATATTTTTGTAATTTATTGAAAAAGGTAATTCCTGGAACACATTTCACGTCGGCGGTGAATGGTTTTTGCGGTTTTACAAGATTTGTCGAGTCTATTCCGTATAGAAAACTTTCGGTATCGGTTGCATTGCAAGATAATTCGGTATTTGGTGTATAACCGGTATTAATTCCAAAACAAGGAAAGCGTGTGTCATAGGCGATTCGTTTATATTTATAGAGATCGTATTGGGAAGATAGTTTGTAACTTCTTTGTTGTAGACAATAATCGCTGCGAGTATTGTTGTTTCTTGTTGATGCCATTAATATATTATTATATATTTTTTTTTTACTTGCAATTTACTGTGCACGGCTCGCGACCCTCATAGCTTTGATCGCGGACAAGATCCCGGGTTGGAAGTCCGCCCCTAATCCAGCCTTTGGCAGCCACACCCTCAACAAGATTGTGGGGGTTTTGCACAGTCGCTTTAAGGCTCGGTACCAAATCTTCAAATTGATGAAAGTATGAAATTTCGCTGGTGGTGTTACAGCTTTTGACATTAGTTACGTAATCGCCTTGCTGCAGTTTAGATTCTAGGACTGGATGCTGAGGACCACGCCCAAGATATGGCACAGTGGCAAAAGGGCGCTGATACAGGCTAATGCGGCATTTGGGGTGTGTTTGGACCGACCCGATCTTAAGTTTGGAATCGCTATTGATATTGCAGCCGCCGGCGCCGCAATAGTTTCCAAATCCTCCGTTATAAAATATGTTAGGTTGGCTTGTTGCGAATTCGATAGGTTTTTTCATTCCACAATATTTTACAAAATAATTTTGTACTGAATAAGAACCAAAATCAGCATTTTGTACATTTCTTTGAGATAAATTGCACTCGTCATCTCCAATGCGACTCATGTTATCAAATGTAAAGCTATGGACACTTGTCATATAATTATAGGTAAGAAAATTTTATTTAAAAATTAAGTGGGATTGCGATAATTATTTTTAGAACATTGCAAATTATCGCCGCCGCGGCATGAGGGCATATTCCCATAACAAAAGCTGGCAAATGCCTTCTGATCATTTGGTATAGTGGTATTTGCTGTCGCATAGAAATTTCGCATAGATTGGTCAAATGCGATATTATCGCCTAAATCTAGGAATAGGCGCGGATCCGCCACGTTTTGATTGATTTTTTTCTCTACTTTTGGATTAAAAGCCGGCGCAGCAGGCTTACGTTGCGGATTATATTGAATTTCTGGCAATAAAACATTCATCAAAGGATTTTGCCTAGTAGGTTGCTGGAAATGATGATAAACCTTATTATAAAGATGTGGTCCAGTAAACCCCTCTTTTAAAATCTTCTTGCTAATCTTAGTCTTCTGTTTTTGTGACTTAAATAATATGACAATGGCAATAATAGTCACCATACCTGTCACTAGAATATTGTTAGAACGTGTAAATATGTACCCTAAAAGTGTTAAAAAAGCAACGAGGCGTGTTACAGCATTTAATTTTCCCGCAAAAGTATCAGATGGAGAAGGCCAGACAGACATTATTTTATCTTTTTGGAACAAAACACTAGGGTTATCTAACCAAAATGTGCTTATCATATATATATTCAGTGTTATTTTTTATTCTTACCCTTCTTCTTTCGACGGCGACGCCTTTTTTTCTTTGTAGGCGGTATTGCTGGGACTGCAGGAACTGCAGGAACTGCGGTTTGCATAGCCGCTTGCATCGCTGCTTTCATTTGTTGTTCCTCTCGCCGCCGTTGCAGCTTTTCCTGCATTCTCTCGCGCGTCTTCGCCGATTGCAAATTTCTCTCCATATGAGCTTGAAAAGCATTCATATTTATCTTACCATTACCCACAGGCAACCCTAAACTACCAAGCATCGTATTCATTTGCTTCATCGCAGGCATTTTATTCATCTTTGTGATTAAGTCAGACGCCTGCTTTATTAAATCACTCTCCTTCATTTCACCCGATTTAAGTTTGCTATCCAGCTTCGTGCCCACCTTTTGAACCATCCCCATCAGTTTTCCCGGATTCCTAAATAGTTTTTTAAAAACATCGCCCACTGACGTTGCGTCTCCAATATCGGAATTCATTTCGTTTGCGGTCTCTTCTGCAATTTCTCTCGCTAGTTTTCCTAGATCGCCATCAAGCAGGCTGCTGATATGATTTTGCAATTCTGCGGGATCTGGAATCGGCATACTCGATGCATCCATTGCCTCACCGCTAATATTGAAAATAGAAGACATCTGATCCATGGTTTCTTCAAGTTTCTTACTAAACTCCTCTTCGTCAATCGCTTCGAAAAGCTTTGCTGTATCACCAAAGCTTTCTGTTCCCTTTTGTGCGGATACAATAGAAAATAGAAGTAGCTGCAAATATTTCCAAATTATTGTCCGAGTCTTAGGAGTTATATCTGAGGACCATATTTCCTTAAAGTCAATACCTGGAAGAAAGTAAATCGATTCGGAAAAAATATCTTCTTTTTGATACAATATATCAAAAAATCGTTCTGGGTATACTTGTTTACAATGATCTATCACAGCCATGATCTCGGTCTCAGCGTTTTCATGTCCACTATACAAAGCTAATAAACCTGGATGCAATTTATCTTTATATTCAGGAAATGTCCCTAGCATGTCTTTAATAAAGTCGTGAAGAATAGTGGCTAATTCTTTTGATATCATTAATACATTAATCTTTTTGTTTTTTTTCTATATTATTACTTATTGAAATACAATTTACTCAACTTGGTCAGATTTTGAACATATTTAACGGCCTTTTTCTGATTTTCCTTCCCCATTGCGCGCAAAGGATCACGCAATCTATCGATCGCACTTAAAATATACCTTGAATCTTCACATCCAGATATATCTGTGACATAGTCTTTCTCCAAAAAGAAGTTAACATTTCCACGTAGAATCTCTTTATCATACTTATCAGTTATCCCTACTTTCCAAGTGTATATTATCGATCTTGGATTCACTCGACGCCATGTTTCTAAGGCGGTTTTGGTTACTCGTAGCCCTTTTTTTTCTGGAAAGATTGAAATAATCTCTGTTATAAAGTCAATCAGATGGGTATTAAAGGCAGCTAATACATTGCTCATTAGAATAAATAAAGTGTTTATTTTTAAGTTTCTTAATGTTTAGTATTTTGAATATCCAGATTGCGTTGTTGTTGGATTTTTCCTAGATCAACATCGCCAATTTTATTCGGTGTATAGCTTTCTGGTGGTGTTTCAATAACACATGAATCTCCTAAAGTGACATAATTATGCAAAATCCGAAGACCACCGGCTCCTTTTGCTCCTAAATCTGCCGGACTTGTATCTAGATAGGAGTAGGTATCGGAGAGAGTATTACCCATTTCATAGGTCGAAAAAGCTAAAGGTTCCTCATTATTGTTCGTCGCCTTCATTTTTATTTCTTTCATTTTATTTTTTAAATGCTCATAAATATTTTTTCCAAATAATATTTGCTGTCCTCGATTAAGAAGGAGAAGAGCTGGAACTTTTGTTACTAGTGGTGGAAGAACTAGTGTTTGTCCATTTTCTAGACTAATTAATGTGGTATTTTTTGGACCACTATTTCGCCGATCAATGCATACAAAGTGTATATCTTCTTTTATTTTAGATCGTGATAATTCAAATAGTAACTTTTTTGATGGACCACAATAATTGCTATAGTATAAGATACAACTCATATATTATAGGATTCTTTTTGTAATATAAATAATTTAACTTAAAAATTGATATAATATTAGATTATATATATAACAATTATAGAATGAAACCTCACGTTACTAATCTTGATGAAGCTCATGGAATTCTTACGTTCACAATAACCGGTATAAATGTAAGTATGATAAATGCATTACGGAGGGTACTTCTCGCTGAAGTACCTACAATTATTTTTAGAACTACACCATATAAAGAAAATGGTGCCACATTCCATAAAAATACGACTCGGTTTAATAATGAAATATTGAAACAACGCTTAAGTTGCATTCCAGTCCATATTACTGATAATTTGACTGATGACGAATTAGCAGAATATGAAGTCGAGATAAAAGGAAAAAATGATGGGGGGAATATTGAAATGGTAACAACTGCTGATTTTCGTATTCAACATCAGGGCAAATATTTGGCTTCCCATGTTGTAAAAACAATCTTTCCACCCGATCCTATCACCAACGACTATATTCTCTTCGCTAGACTACGACCAAAAATATCAGAAGATGTACCCGGAGAAGAATTGTATATTACTGCCAAATTGTCCATAGGCGTTGGCGCTGAAAATAGTTCCTTCAATTCAGTTTCAACATGTTCATATGCCATGACCCCTGATAAAAAAAAACAATATGACGAATGGGCTCGTGTAAAAGAAGCAATAGAAGACAAGGCTGGGGAGGACCGCGCTTCAGCGCATAAAAATTGGTTACTTCATGATGGGAAAAGGGTAGTGATTCCCAATAGTTTTGATTTTCGTCTTGAAACTATAGGAGTATTTACAAATAAAATATTAATACAGAAAGCATCCGAAATTATAAATGCCAAATTAGATAATATTAAAAAGGCAGTCAGTGAGCAAAAAATGCAAATAACAAGGAGTACAACTACTTTAGAAAATTCATTTGATATCATACTAGAAAATGAGGGATATACAATCGGGAAGGTACTAGAATTTATACTTTATGAAAAATACTATATTAATCAGAAAGTACTATCCTATCTTGGATTTATTAAAAAACATCCACATGACACTGATGGACTTTTGCGTATAGCCTTTCGAGATAACGTTGACCACACACGTGCACTTGAACTCCTAGTAGATGCTATCGCCGATGTCACGCGCATTTTCAATACAATTCATCATCAATTTGCATAAGTAACTACCCCTGTTGTAGATTCTATATTTTTTTTCCTTGTTGGATAATTAATTGCATACATTAGGCGCGCTGGTTCCAGATTACAAATATAATCTATTACACATTTCTTTGTTATATATTCACTTTTTAGCTTTAGTTCATTAAGATAATATTGATGCAATGCCCAGACATGCGGGCGAAATTGATATGGAATATCTTCCCTTGACATCGTTCTTTTTACTTGGACCTCATGATATAATCTAAATAATTGATTGGTCCAATTAATCAATTCCTTCCTATATTCCCAAAATTCATCTTTATTTTCAGGATAATATTTCAAATACTCATTAATAGAATTTTTAGCATAAAGAACATAGTATTGATATTGCAGTTTCGGTGAATTACCTTTAAGAATTCGTACTTTTTCATATACTGGATTTCGAAACTTACTCCGTGCTCCATTAGAATGTTTTATCATTACACCTGGTATTTTATAATCTGTTGCTTGACTAGCAAATCGATCCTCAACCTCATCCCATGTCTGGCACAGATATCGGTAAGGTAAGGGAAATTTTCTCTCGAATAATTCTATCCATAGCGCCGCAGTTTTATCCTCCACCTTCCATCCATCACATTTAAAAACAGCTGCCAAGATGATAGAAGGTTTCGTAAATGGCACCACTATACGATTGGCAGGATGCTGTAGCACAAAGGAATAACAATACTGAGTATCAAGATCAGATAGACTTATAGGAGATAACTCCAGAGCTTCTAAAAACATAGCTTGAAAGCTTAAAACACTATCATGATAGAACTTATTCGTACCATCGATACAGCCCTTTGTAGAAAAGTTCCACTTATTATCATAAAAGTAACAATTTACCATAGTGCCCTCAATGTAATTCTCTATCACACTTTCCGCAGGAACATATTTTTGAGTAAAATCTACGCATTGGAGAGACTTAGGAGGACTGAAACAGACAATCTTGTTCTTCGTAATTATTACCGATCTCAATAACCCCAAGGTAGCTATATTATCAGGACGTATAAAGTCCTTTGTATATCTCAAAATACAAAGTCCATTTTTTTCTTTTTTAGAAAAATGCATTTTTTTAGCATAATCAGGGTCAAGTAGACGTGCAGTATCAAAGACTGATTCTAGATCATAGATGGGCATAATGTTAATATTTATGTTCCAAAATAATATTTAAATCAATTTTTGTATTACTAAAAAATTTCTACTATAATTATAAGATAATGTCTGAAACTAATTTATTCCTTTCGCTAGGCGATATTATACAACTAAAGGCGCCTGATAATTTAGATATAAATACTCATATTTATTTAATTACTTACATTGATGACCAAAAATTACAACTAATCGACGCTACCGATATTGATAATCCAGCAAAACTTGAATTAACACTGATAGATGGAAATTTAACCGATGAAAATATTGAAGAAATAGCTATTGTGGATAAGGCGGCAGAAAAGGGGTTTGCCCGCCAAAAAGGTTTAGTCCCAGAAACATGGATAGATATATATTTTGGCGGCGATGTACCATATAGTTTAACAGGAAAGATAGCAAGTCTTGAAGAAGATATGATTGAAATTGTAACATATCCTGCACTAAAACATATATTCATTGACTTTGCATACAAAGGTATCCCCGCAAATTTACCAATCACTGCAATAAATATACGTGGACCACCAAGCACACCTTCCGCCGAGAGTGAAGAAGTTATTGAGGAAACCGATGAAGACGCACCACCAGATCTTCAAAAGTATATCGCAGAAGGCGATGAAATTGTCTTCAGTGCACAAGAAGAAGAAATGATACAACTTGTAGATGTCGGGAAGGGAGAAAGACGCTTCGCCGTCCGCGAGCAAAGTGAAGATCTACTTGATGAACTTTTAGCGAAAATTCCTACCAACCAACGAACAAACGAAGTAATGAATAATATCCATAAGATGATTGCACGATTTAAAGAACTAAGACAAGCTTTTTCTATCTTCGATGAATGGGGCAATCCACAAAAACCCCTCTTTAAAGGCGCTAACTATAAACCCCTTGCAACTACTCTACAAAAATTAAATTATAAACTATATTGGATTTTACCCGTGGTAGAGAACCGGCGAAAAATCTATTATGGCGATACAACTGATTTAGAAGATGTTATGCCAAAAACATTGGCAGATGTGAGAGACAAAGTATATGCAATAGAACAACAATATAAACAAAATGTCGTTCCAGGCGACCAGAATAAATACGTTTTTCTTATGCGATCACTTAACCCCTACTGGACACCCATTGCACCTCCTATAGTAAGAGAACCTACACTTCACAGACAAGAAGTCAATGCTAATATTAACGTGATTGTAAATAATAACGAAGACTTCTTCTCCTCCACATATGGCACAGAATCTATACCAGGATCCAGAAAATTACTATCTCTCGTACATCCTACACAATTCGTACTCGAAACATATACATTAGGACTCACATATCTCGAGTCCGTGAGAGAAACACCGCGCATAACAACTATACAAAGAATACCATTGACACCTAATGATTCTATTCATATTAAAAACTTTTTGACATTACCTATGTCGGTTGTAAAATATTCAAAAATTAATTTGCCTACAACCTCAATCTTGAAGAGAGCCAATTTGCATTTAGTAAATTTAAATTACTGGGAGTTATTAAGAAATAAGACAAAGATTAATGTATTACCAGCGGGTAATCGCGGGGAATTCTTAGATGGTGTCCAAAATATTCAGATGCAAACCGAAGATCAGGAGACTAGTGAACAGGGATACAAACAATATCTCTCAGCTTTAATTCCCAAAACTAAACGAATATTTAAACGGATACAAGCAGATATTGTATATCCATATTCACTTACCGGAATATTAGAGGAGATGGAACCTTTTATGGTATATGATGGCGACCTTACCTTTCAACAATATAAACGGATGACCGCATTTATTTTCAAAAATATACATGTACTCAAAATTAATGTTGTGGAGAGAAAACACGAGAGCGAAAATTATGTGGATACCAAAATTCATATAACTCCTGTTAAAAAACCACTTATTAAAGAAGTTTCTGAATATACTCTTCATGAAGCGCCATGGTGGTTATATTCTACTTCAGAAATTCTTGCCGAGATGCTAAATAGCGACGGAGCTCGCGTATTGACTATTCAATTATCTTTACGCGATATTGACCTATTCGCCGCAGTCGATCTCGGTGCAGTCGACGAGAGAATACACGCCGCGAGCGCGCAGCTGCTGCAAGAAGAAGCACAAGATACATGTGCCAAATATATATTGGCCAAAAGATATATTGATGTCGAAGAACTAGAAGAAGATAATAATAATATCACTTACTTTGATAAAAAATATGATGAAACACGCTACGATATTATGGAGGAGTTGGGAAAACTAAAAGCGCAAATGGACCATACCGCTTTTAGTCGTCATCTTAAGTCACATCTAGAAAAATTAGGACTCACGACAAATATAGAGAGAGAAGTGGCCGCGCTATTAAAAGGGCGCAGAGAGGTAATAGATGGAGATTTTGCAATGTTAATGGATGATGATTCACAAATGACATTTTATAAACGTGTTAAAAATCATTGGGCACCAGCACCCGAATTGAAAGGAAAAAATTGGATTAAACTATTTTGTAATTTACAGGATAAATGTTTGAAAGTAAAAGAAACTTGTAATAGCGAAAACGTAAATCAACTTCATATACAAAAGAAACTCATGGAGGATGTAATTCATCACTTTGAAAATGAGAATAATCTCAGCAGAGAAAGATTACAGCAACAACTAACAAAGGCTTTGGTATTATATAAAGCTAAGCTTGCTGCACGCGAAAATCTCCAACAACTTGAACTACTCAAATATGACCTACAAAAATATCATCTTGGACTCTTAGATGTAGAATCCGAGCGAGTCGTTTCTCCACACGCTGAATTGAGAGAACTAATTTTGATGCAAACCGATTTTGTAAAGAAACAGAACGACATTAAAAATTTCGTCGCACGTTTTTGTCGCATCGGACAAGGAGAAGATGAATCACCATACTGGTATTATGATGCCGAATTAGGAGTACCACTTCTCCCCACCTTTCTAAAAATACTCGCTGATGCCTTTGAAGAAGATAGATATCAACAAGTCATAGAACAAATTGCAGCACGACAGGGACAGCTCAGCGACTCCGGAGATGCAGTAGTTGATAAACATAGCGGTTATGTTATTAAACAACTCGATTTTGTAACATTAGAAGAATATGATGAAAAAGGTTTTCGAGTCGTATCACATGACTTACTCGAACAAAGCATGCAAGATCTCGTTGCCTCACAAGTACCTGTGCGCACTTTCGAATCCCCAGAAGCAAAAATGATATATAATGTAATTACGGCCATGTCAAACTATCTCTCCCTTAAAATGGAATCAGAGATTAACTTCATCATTAAAAATGTACTTGACGCACAACGCGCCTTTCCATCAGAAGTCGCTTATAATAAGGCGATGAAAGCGAGAAGATTCGCCAAAACATACAAATTTGCAGTTCAACAAAACTTGCTATTGCTTACCCTCGCCTTTATCATTATTGTTCTACAAACAATGACCCCATCCATTGCAGTTCATAAAACCTTTCCCGGCTGTCGACGCTCATTTGCCGGTTTCCCCTTTGATGGTGATGGCGATGATGGATTTTTGCAGTATATCGCCTGTATCATATTTAATACAAAATTAGTTGGTACCCCATGGAAAACATTAAAGGTAAGAAAAAAGAAAGGCGTTGACCGCGCAGTCTTCACGCGACAAATAAGGCAAGACTTAGTAAAACGATTAAAAAGCCATATTATTAAGTATATACTGCCACGCGATGATATTAAAGAGAGAATTAGAGAAAAAAGAGAATATTTAACAACATACGCTGAGGTAGAAAATATTCCCGAAGAACATAATATTACTTCTTGGCTTACCTTCCTTCCACCACTTCGCCCCCTAAAACTCTCCGAAAAGAGAGCGTTAGCCACTAGCTTCGTAACCCAGTTGAATGGACTCATAGAGAGCGGCTCACTCAAACAAGAAGAACAAATATCCATTTTGTTAGGACGCATAATTTATAGATCACTCGCAATTATACAAAGTATACAAAGAATCGTAAACAAGGAAGCACCAATTCTCAGAAATTCCCTCGATGAACCATTCTTAGAAAATGTTTGCTGCAATGTCGGAATAAAAAATACAATAAAGTATTTTTGTGATAAGGAACAATCAATACGGGATAACAATGACCGCGTCCGTGGTTTTGAAAAGACAATAAGTCTTGTCCGCTATTTAACGATGGCAGCTTATTTATTCGATCCCGCCGATACGCGGTATATTTACCCACTTCTCTCGCCAGCTTTTTCTGAAGAAACCATATACAAAGCTTTTATACGTTATTGCCGTTTTAATAGTGGAGTTCTGTTAGGGGCAGATTTGAAAGGTGTGTGCATCGATAATAAGAGTGAGTTTCTTATAACGCATACATTTGAGGAAAAGATGGCGATATTGAAGGGAGAAGGGAAACGTTATACTTTAACACATTTCTATCAATTGATGAAAATTGTCGAAACCAAAAATATTGTAACAATTAATCTTGAACCCCCTGTATTTAGCGCAAGACCAAGATTAGAGGCACTATTGGAAACATTTAGTGAAGATGATATTCAGGCTCCATTACTTACTATGTTACATGAGACTCTAGAATATATAGAGATTGAGACCGCCCATGATGGAAATGTAATGGGGAAAATGGATAGATATCTCGAATTAAGTATCGGTGAATTACAACAAAAAATATTGGCGTATATTCAGAATCATAGTGCATTGGCAGCGAGCAAGATGGCGAAAATACAAAATACTTTGCTTAATCTGGGAAAGTGGCGTGAACGCGGTGAAGGTGACCATATGACGAGAAAAGAAGATACTGATGCATTCGTAGGCAGCGTCTTCCATAGAAGTATCATTAATATTGTTAATGTTTATCCACAAATAATTGCCAACCAAGTTGATTATGAAGAGGCACCCATTCCAGAACATTGGCATTTATCACCTAATCATATAGGCGACGTGCAATCTATTATCGCGCGGGAGTTTGCTGACTTGCGCACTTTCTATGATAACAAGGAGCTCTATGCGATACTTGTTGCGGCAAGTAAAACTTCACAATACATCATTCAACTTATCGATATTCTTCCTATATTTATGAAAACTGCTGATGCCCCTGAGAAAACATCTATACTCTTTGGAGCAGATGTGTATAAGAAAGTAATGCATTTTTACTATCTCACAATATTGGATGAAATAATATTAAAGGGAGGAGATATACTTGTAACCAAAAAATACAACCACCCGGGTCAAGAATTTGGAAAAGCAAAAGATAAACGTCTCAAAAAACCTATGTTAACAGAAGTTGATATTATTATTGGTGGAGAAACTGCATTGGTAGATCAAATTGTAGCGAAATATATTACACGTTTGTTACAACATTTTGAAGCCGAAAAAAAAATATTGAATATGAATAATGAAATGATTATGGAGAGAATATTAAAGATACGAGAAAAAGAGAAAAATCGTATGACTAAAAATTTCGAAGACCTCTCAATTCGGCAGCGTGAGATTGAAAAAATAATGATGAACCATCGATTAGGTGAATGGAGTGTGGGGCTGACACGCGCGTTGTATGTATATGACGAAGACCAGTATGAAAAGGAACGTGAGAGATTAGAAAAGGATGCATTAGAAGAAATAAAGCAGGGTAAAATGGGCGCTGATACAGAGATGACGCAATCAATCTATAAATTAGATCTTATTGCGGAAGGGCAAGCTGAGGAAGCTTCTTGGAAAGAAGCATTCGATATCTCCGATTTGCCCGATGATGATGATTATGGCGAGAGAGATGGGGATGAGGCCTATTAATATAAAAATTAATCTATTTATACATTAATATGAAAGGGAAAGGAAGACACTTTATTCGAAATCATATTAGTGCTGTTTCTATAATTATTTTTATTGCCACCTTTGCTATAGTACAAATGACACGCCCAGCTTTCTTATATAATGCCGATGGCAGTTTAAAACAATTTGGGTTAGGTATGCGCAGTAAGACTGTTATACCTATTTGGCTTGTCACAATGATTTTAGCTATTTTTAGTTACTTATTTGTGCTGTATTATTTAGCAATGCCTAAATTTTATTATTAATTTTTTAAAAAACAAAAATAAAAAATTAATTATTCTCGAGTGTAATAGACCCTTGGAGTCTTCTTTTTCTCCGGTACATTTTGATCGGCAGTCCATTTGGCGTGTGCCTGTAATTGCGCATCAGCGCTCTTCTTGCAAGATATATTCTGCAATGCATTGTACGATGTTGTAATCACTAGAGATCCAACCAATAGATACCATACTAGTTCTGAAACACTATCTTTTAGAGCTACTAGCTTATAAAGCTTACCAAAACTTTTTTGCGCTCCTTTGCCTATAAGACGATTAGTATACATTTCAGCCATAAAAGTATCAAAATTATTAGGTGTAATTTCATTAATCATTAAGGATGGGTTATCATAAATTTGCTGTATTAAGGGTTGTTTATAATGACTTGAATCTCCATGTTTCTTCACGGCGGCACCTCCTTGTTGTTTTCCTGTCTTTGTTGCACTTTTGTGTTGCTTCTTCGAAGAACCACCATATTCCTTTTCCAATATCATATCCATAAAAATTTTGCGCGCGCCACCCATATAAGCACATAAATATCCAATTGTATTGGAGAATGGCGCTTTCCAACCCGGAAGGAAAGTAAATATTATAATGAGGACACCAAACATAATTGTATTCGGAATGAGAGTCATCCAAAATGCTGTTCCAGCTTGCACTGTGCCACAAATTTGTTTCGTGATTTGAGTGTTGAACATGTACTGAGTCATTATAACACTGGTGACATAAATGCCTAAAAGTATATTACGTTTTTTAACACTTCCTTTTTCTTTATAATTAAAACCTATAGTTTGTTTCAATACTATGTATATCAAAGTAATCACTACAAACACAATTATTGATGCTCCTGCAGTTTCCATTCTATAAATAATGTGTATAAATTAATTATTTATTTATTTTTCTATTATTATGGAATGTTCTCCTATTCTTACAGAACCTGGTATGCATTATTTTATGAGAGAAACATTAAAACAATGTCGTGATCGAAAAGCTATCTTATACAGCCAAGTATGCAATTTACTTCTTTTATTGGCATTTCTTCTGGTATTGGGGCTCTTTCTTTATTATAAATACAAAGGAAGAATGACACCTGAAGAAAAGAAAAAACGGCTTCTGGATCAAGAAAAGTATATATTAGAGAGAATTAAAACAACACATGACAAAACAAAAAAACATCAAAATCTAATAATCACAAACTTACCCACATTAGATTCTAATGCAAATTTAAAAAAATTTTCTTAAAAATATTATAAGATTTAATTATAATGGAAAGTCTAGAGTATGATAATGCTATGGAACACTATTATACGTTAAAAGCAAAATATGATAAAGTATTAAGAAAAGCTAAGGCAAAAATCAAGAGATCGAATGTTTCAATAGAAGAAAAAAGGAGAAAGGTAAAGAAATTAAAGAAAAAATGTGTGGGGTGCCGCCGTATTGGCGGTACAATCTTTACCAATGATGGTGAATTCTTGAAAGTAAAATGTGCAGCTGAAACACCTTGCAAATTACATATTGAAATCAAAAAAAGTAATTATAATTTTTTGCCCACAGAGATTGAACATAATAGAAAAATCATCGCTAATCTTAAACAAAGGATAATTATTATTAAATTGGAATTTTTATATGATTTAGAAAAAGAACCTGAAACTATAGTTAAATTTGACAAAGCAAAAAAATTATTTGAGTCATATTTTGAACATTTAACCACTTTAGAAACATTATTGGAGAAGAATTATAACTGGGCGAATCGTATAAATGAAATCGAAGCGGCACGCCTACAATTATATACATATAATGAGCAATTTAAGGAAGAAATTAATGATTTTAAACAAAATGATAATCTAACATCCGTGAAAGATGGAATACAGCTCTACATAGATCAAATACTACCCCTGCAAAAAGATGTTCAAAATAATCAATATGCAAAATTATATGTGGATGCCGACGATGAAGAGAGCGAAATTAAGTTTAGATTAATATCGGTGAGAAATGGTATCTTGCAAAAGGAAGAAATGTGGCAAGAGGGAAAAGTATTATCAAATATAAAATAAGCATATACTCTATATGAGAATATCAAAGGTAATAAGCATTCCTGTATTTATTTTAAGTTTATGTGTGGGTGTTTTCTTTGTATATATTACTATCCCTAATCCAGAAGTGATTTTAGTATATCCAAATCCTGATAATACAGAAAAGCTTCTATTTAAGGATGATGCAGGAGTCTGTCATAAATTTATTCCGCGGGAAATTACATGCCCCAAGGATTTATCGAAGATAAGAAAATACCCAATGAGTTTGAAAAAATAATACAACCTAACTATATATGAATATTAGAAGAATTATATATAGTAAATTCGGCAAATATATTATTTCTATATTGCTTGGTATTGGCTTGGCATCAATATTTCGGAAAGCATGCAACGGCCGTAATTGCCTTAAATTTGTCGCCGCGCCAATGAAAAAGATAAAAAATCAAGTATTCGAATATAATGATACCTGTTATACTTTTGAAAATAAGGCAGAAAGTTGTTCTCCTCTGAAGAAGATCATATCTTTTGCGTAATTTGACCATTCTATCAATATTTTAGTATAGTAAATGTCTGATACTACTGATATCAATACTTTGCCCGGTGGAACTGGGGGAAATGTTACGCTAGAAACCAAGGAAATGCCACCACAAAGACGCCCCCCACAAGGGGCACCCGCCGCGCTTCCACCGAAAAGAATTCCACCACCCAATATGGCAAATAAAATAATTTCAGGAATTAAGACGGCAGCGGGTCTGGGAGCGACTCAGCTACCATCACGTGATGTTCCGAGGATGCCGCAACAATATTCTCAGGATCCGCGTATAAAGCCAAATTATGTCCCACCAGTTGAACCTGAAAAAAGCGATTATATCGGTGATCATGATTCCATGCAATCTATGATCGACAAAAATAAAAAAAAAGAGTTGCAGAACGAGAGATTGGAAAGTATTTATGATGAAGTCCAAATTCCTATTTTCGTAATGATTTTATATCTCATCTTCCAATTACCCATCTTTCAACGCTTTTTAAAGGCACATCTTCCAGCTTTATTTGGAGGCGACGGAAATCCTAAATTGGCAGGGTATCTATTTAAAACAATCATGTTTGGCATTACTTTCTACATTATCCAAAAAGGCGCGCATTATCTCAGCCATATGAGATAACTTATTCAAACCAGCTTCTCAATAATCACACCACACTGGGAAGCAAATATTGCAACTAAATCATCATTATGATAGTCTGTCAAATATTTTACTTCTTTAACCCCCGCTGCAAACATCAAGCGCGCGCAAATAATACAGGGATAATGCGTAACATATGCAGTACTTTCGTTACAACTTACCCCTCGTTTTGCACAATCTGCCAACGCGTTCTGTTCCGCATGTACAATTGCCTGCTCATGATTATCGCGTACAATAGAAGTATGCACGCAGCCAGGTAAAAATCCATTATATCCTTGACTAACTATACGATTGTCTTTCACTAGTAAACATCCAACGTGTAATCTCTTGCAAGGAGAGCGTTCACTGGTCACTTGTACGATTTTAGTAAAATATTCGTCCCAAGATGGTCTTTCGGAATTCATATATTTAATATTAATCCTTATATTTAATATTAAAGCGTTAAAAAAAGTACATTTTAACATCCACGTATATTATGCTTTCTCAATATATAGATAATTTAATTCAAAATATACCAAAACGTGAAACCCCATATGAATTAGATGTTGTATTAGAAGGAGGCTTATTTAATGGTTCCTATGAATTAGGTATCCTTATTTTCTTAAAAGCACTCGAAAAAAAGAATTATTTAAAGGTCAATAGATTATCAGGGACTAGTATTGGCGCCGTAGGCGCTTTTAAATATCTTACCAACAAATTAGAAGCATCCATACAAAACTATGAACGTTTTCGTAATCATGTTCGAACGCATTTTAATTTAAATATATTAAAACAAATTATTGATGATGATATTGCATCGCTGACACCAGATATGTTTGAGAAAATAAAGCACGATGTACTTTATATTAATTATTTTGATGTAGAAAAAAAAGAACAAATCTTAGAATCAAGGTATTTATCCAAGGAACATCTCCGAAATACTATTCTTAAGTCCTGCCATATCCCATTTCTAAGCGACGGAACATGTTGTATACAAGATAATGGGCGACTATTACTTGATGGAGGACTCCCCTATATTTTTCCTGAACGCGAGAGACGACTGAATAAGCGCATCTTATATATATCCATAAGCGCCGCTTCAAAAATAAAAACTATGTTTAATACCAAAAATGAAAAGACCATACACGGGCGCTCTCTAGAGGGTATCTTAGATATTTATAATTTTTTATTAAAACAAAAGAAAACCACTATGTGCAGTTTTGTCGATACTTGGTCGCTACAGGAGTTTATGTTATTGCGATTTAAGCACGGGGTAATAACAATTGCCGTGTATATTATCTATTTGTCGATTATTATCGGACGTTGGGTTGTCCCACTAGCAGAAAAAAGTGAACTATATCACAAGATGCTTCCTATATGGAGAGATGTTTGTCAAGACTGGTTCTTACATTTTTGTTTTTAAAGCCCGGTAATAAGTTCGAGAGGAAGGCGCCGACGTGTGCTTCTGCGCTTTCGATTCTTCTTCTTCTTCTTTTTCTTCTTCTTTGTTTTTCCTTTTTTCTTAGGTTCTTCCTTGTATAGTAATTTTTCGGAAGGCACATAACGCAAGAAAAACCATTCATAATCCGCGCTTTTCCTATTTTGTTTATATTTCTTATATAATTCTGTCTTTTCTTTACGCATGCTTTCTAAAGTTGCTTGATTGCCATAACAATCAATGCTAAATCGTCTCAGAATCCCTGTTTGTGAGAGACTATTTGCATGCTGAACATCGAACAAATATTCACTCATGCACAAGAGCCTTTGAGGATCATAGTAGTCTCGGTCGGCATAGAGAAAAGCTAAGTAAAAACTAAGCATTGTATCAATGGTTGCGATCTTTATACTTCTGTTATATTTATGAATCACATTATAACTATGACATCCTAAGGGTTCGTAGATTGTTACCAAGGTTTCATCATTAGCGCGTACCTCGTAAGCCTCCGAAATAATTTCTCCCACCGGTTTTCTTTTCACTACTTTGATCTTGACAATACCCGCATTCTTTAAATTTCTCGCCAATATCTGCGCCGTTTGTTCAGGATCTTCAGCCAATACATCAAAATCAGGAACTAGTAGAACCTTTTTGTCACGAAAGTATTTATTATGACGTAAATATAATCGATTGGCAAATCCTCCAAAGAATACGACTCCTTGATTAATGAGAGAATCGCGGGTAATTAAAAATATTTTTTTTTCTTTAAATCCACCGGGTTGGTCAAACATGCGCTGAACCTCGATACCACCGCAATCACGCCCCTTTAAAGGATATACCTTATTCAATAATATAAGGCGCTTTAATACTTTTTCCCATCTAGATGTATCTCCTTTGGGTCTGGACAACTCTAAATACATGGCCATGCGTAAATAGTCTGGCGGGGCGTAATAAATTCCTTTTTTTGCAATTGCATGTTTTTTAATAGAGTTGTATAGTTCTTTGGGCAAATATGTGATATCCGCAACAGGAATGAAGTTAACGAATACTTTGAAGGTACCCCCATGCATTCCCGCTTTGGCTTCTACTTCGGTGAATCCTTCCTTTGCATAAATATCGGCAAGCGCCTTTGCATCCTTGAGTGGTTCAGGAGAGAAAAAATCATAGTCTGGTAGTTCTATATCCTTATGATAGAATTGAAATTCAGTAGGTAATATATTATTTATAGCTGTGCCTCCATAACAAACGCGTCCTTTGTTTTGCAGGAATTTTTCCACAATCTCAATTATTTTTTGCACTGCTGGTGTATGTAATAATTTTCCTCCTTCCCGCTCTTGTACTTTATCTACGGCAGCTCGAAGAATAGCAAGTTTACAATTATCATCACTTAATTTTTTGTTACCCTGTGTACACTCTTTGGGATATTTCATACTTAATATAAGTAAATATAAAATTAAATGCTGCCTTTAAATTGTGGCATATTGATGCTACGGGGTGCATATGAAAGCGAAGGGTCCTGTGGTGGTGGTTTCTTAATGGTCGTTGGTTTATAACGGAGATTGGCAGGTTTTAAAACGAATGCTGAATTAGCAAAGAATTTAAGATAATATTCAAGATTTGCATCCAGATTTTGATAGCTCATACATGTAAATTGGCATCCATATTTCTGCTGTAATGCGGCATTTTGGTTTGTATCGAGTGAATTTAAATCTGGTAACACGATCGACATATTTTTCTTATTATGTTCCATTAACTCATCCATATCAGAAGCATATTCTACATTATGCTCACGTAATCCTCGCACGAAATTACCACCCGTTACGAGATTAATGAGCTCCTCCAAGGCAGTACCACGAAAATTCTTGGTGGGGTTATCGCAAATAATACAGATTTTGCCCCTAAAGTCCATTATAGGCTTGTTCGTAATATTCTCTCCATGAGACTCATCGGCAAATTCCGCACTGCTTTGTGCTAGTAAATTATTGAAATTAGATGTCAATGCTTTTGTAATTTTTTTGTAAATATCAATATTATTTGACTTAATGCGTAGATGAAGGAATAAAGGATCTTTAGGATTTGGACACGCAGAAGATAATGCATAACTATTTACTGCTTGAAAAACTTCACCAATAGGTAAACTATTGTATGTCCCCTTGAAATGAAAATTAGCGATAGGGCTTGCTGCCACAACCGCCTCGCCATTATACGAATATATCTCAAAATCTAAGAAGCGGACGCCTCGTTTAATAACATTTCGCAAAGCATCCAGTGAAACGTAATCATCTAGAAACTCTCCCGGACAACACGAATTATAACTAGAAGCAATATAGTAGTCACGAAGCTTATATTGCGAAGAACCACTCGTTCCAGTCAAAGGCGACAAAGTGACTGGCACCGTCGCTAAAGCCGTACTCATATTCTTAAGATCTACGGACTCTTTTTTAATCTGAGATCTGTAGTAATAAAAAATTCCCAAAACTATGATTACAGCCGTAAACCATAAAAACCATCGTAATATTTTATATTTTTCCATTCCATGCGCCTTCAATTCATTAAACATGGCTTTAGTTGTTTCATAAATAGTGGGCTTGGTCGGCATATATATATTTTATATATTTTAAATATGATCCTAAATCAATAAATTAGCATTTAAATAATTTTATACTTATAATTTAATGGCAGGTGGTCTAATGACATTAATTTCTGAAGGTCCCGAAAATATCATTTTAAACGGAAATCCTAAAAAAACCTTTTTTAAAGCAACATATAATAAATATACAAATTTTGGTATGCAAAAATTTCGTCTTGATTATCAAGGACAACGGCGTCTTCACTATGATGAACCAACCGAATTTATTTTCAAGGTCCCACGCTACGCTGATCTTATTTTTGACACTTATGTGGTGATCAATCTTCCCCATATATGGAGTCCTTTATTTTGGAACGAAGATGTTTCAGGGAATTGGGCTGAACTTGGATTTCGTTGGATTGATAATTTAGGTGCAGAAATGATTGAAGAAATCCAAGTTTATAGTGGGGGGAGTGTTCTAGCACAATACCCCGGAGAATGGTTATATGCAATGGTCCAACGAGATTTTAATGATGCAAAAAAAGAACAATGGAATAAAATGATTGGACATGTCCCAGAACTCAATGACCCAGCAAATGCTAATGGACGAATAAATTCATATCCTAATTCAGTCAATGATGGAAGCTGCAATCAACTAGAGCCTTCCATTCGTGGAAGGCAATTATATATACCCTTAGATTCTTGGTTCTGTGCAGAAAGTAAAACAGCGCTACCTCTTGTTAGTCTACAATATCAACCTGTTAATATTAAGATTGTTTTCAGATCTATAGCTGATATATTCCGAATAAGGGATGTTAACGATCCATCCGGCAACTTCCCCTATATATCTCCCAAGCTAAGTGCCGGTCTGAACAATATCTATCGCTTCTTGTGTCCACCCAATGTGCAATTTGCTGCTGGTGGCGCAGTCGTTGACGCAAGTCAAAATATATATCCAAATACTAGACAAGATTGGGATGCCGATATTCATCTTATTGCAAATTATGTATTTCTCTCACACAATGAAAGACGATTACTCGCTGCTACCGACCAAAGCTTTTTAATCAAAGAAACCCATACACATGATTTTCTAAATGTTACAGGTTCATCAACAGCAGAAATCCAAAACGGGCGTAATATGGCAGCTAGTATGATGTGGCGCTTCCGGCGCAGTGACGGAAATCTACGCAATGAGTGGACAAATTATTCAAATTGGCCTTATACCAATATATTACCTGTACAACCAAGTAATCCACCACCAGGTGGCGTCGGGGGAGGTCTTGTCGTACCAGCGAATATAGCATATTATAATTGTTTACAAAGCCAAAATATAAAAGATATATTGGTAGATATGGCTATTCTTATGGATGGTAAATACCGCGAAGATGTATTCCCTGCAGGATTATGGACATGGGTGGAAAAATATATTCGCACCACAGGTAATGCTAAGGATGGATTGTATTGTTATAACTTCTGTTTAAATAGCAATCAGCGCGAATATCAACCCTCAGGAGCAATGAACCTAAATAAATATAAAAAAATTCACTTGGAATTCAACACCATACAGCCACCATTAAATCCAAATTCCAATTTTGATGTTATTTGTGATCCATCGGGAGCTATTATTGGCGTTCGTAAACAAATTTGGCAGCAAAATGATTATAATTTTGACCTACGCGTCTTCGAGGAGCGGTACAACGTTCTCATTATTAGTGGCGGTCATGTAGGTCTCATGTATGCGCGCTAACTCACGCTGCAATAGTATGCCGCGCCACCAGCATTGTATCCGAAAGGCGGCAATCATTTTTTCCATCATATTATATTTTCTACATTCCAAGCAAACCCACCGATCAGAAACTTTTGGACAATAAATACACTCGTGCAGCTCTTGCATTTCAAAAACTTCGGGCGGCTTTTGGCATCCACGCAAAGTATTATACACAAATCCCATGAGAGATTCTTCAAAACAAAAGCGCATTATTCCGTCGAATGTTGTTTTTGAGAGGATTGTCATTTTTACTATAGTATTCTAGATTTTCTTAAGGTTTTCTTGAAGTATATAAATTCAAGAAAATCAAATCAATTTTGCCCAAAATTGATGTGTATGTGTCTTGGTGATTCTGTAATATTAAAGATGGAATTTTATGGCAAAAACAAAGATGGTAAGTATTGGTTTGAGGAAATCCCTGCACACAACGTGTCAACACAGCAAAACGCAATTTCAACCAGTATTATGGAATACTTTAATTGTATGGTAAATACTGGACATGTTTCGACAGAAATGACCAATGAATATAAGGAATATATAAGAGTTCTTAGAGCTTTTCTTGATAATCATAAATAGAATTGTGTTCTAATCAATGTTATTAATTTGGCGATCTCGAAATGACAATTGCTCTAAAGCTGGTTTTGGTAATTTTGGATTTATCCTTGACCCGGGTCCCATGGGTGCTGCCATAGCATCTGAATATGGCACAGGTGTAAGAAGATCAAATCGAATCGATTCTTGAGGATAGTGGTGCACCGTGTCCTTGTATGACTTATGGTAATCCGAATAATTACGTTTCTCTCGCCCCCGCCCCCCTCGACCTGATGGCATTGCCCGCGGTTCTCCCTCGGGGGTAATATGTATCTCAGTACCCTCAAAGAAATTACGCACAAATGGACCAGCTGACATATCAACCTTTCCGCCTTGCGCTTTCGAACCACCGCTTTCACGTTCCATACCACATTTCATGCATCCACAACCAGACTTGTGCTTATTTTCTCTCCCGGGAATTTCCTCGCAACACTCATCTTTGGTACATTCGCTACCAGCGCAAGATGCTGGGAATAATGATTTCTTTTTAATCGTTTCCACTGCTATTTTAGCTGTAGCCGATTTCTTTATCGCTGCCGTATAAAGTGCTGATGCCTCCGTCGCCCATATTTTCGTGCATTCCGGTCCCACCAATGACGCCGCCACTGCTAAATCAGCATTCTTTTTATACATAGCAACCGCTGCTTCTGCATTGGTGGCTACATCCATAGCCGCCCGCACTTGTTCTTCGGTAACAGAGCCCGATTTACGTTGATAATCATCGCCACAATTAAAAAAATCGCAAGAGTTGCGCTTGGTGGGCGCTGAGTTAAGTCCAGATGAAATTGGTGGCGGCGGTATTGATGCAGATATAGGCTCACTTTTATTTATTCGGGCTTTTTCTTTTTCATGACGTTCTGCAATAAAACTAAACACTTTTTGTTGGTGCGCACGGTTCTCCTCATCTGTTGTATTTATCTGATCATCCAATTTTTTTTCACCCAGATTATTTTTGGACGCCGCCTTATTTTTAGCATTATCGCGTCGGTCCGACCACTTTTTATCTTGTTTATCACTCCATACTTTTGCGTCCGCCTCAACTTTCTTTGGGTCAAACTCGTATGGACGTTTACCAGGAGTGAGGGGTCCATCATCAGCATTATCAGTTAAACCTTCCCGATATTTTTGATGCTGCGAAACTAGACCTAAAATAATAAGAAATCCCAAAAATGTTAGTAAATAATATTTATAAGACATAATATATACATTATAAATATTATTTTTACTTATATTATTTTTTTACGTAAAGATCCGTATTAAAAGCAGTAGGACCAAATTGTGTTGAATCACTAGAAGGTGATGTAGTCGCAAAAGGATCATCTTTATTGACCGGACCCGCAAAATGTGAAGAGGATGAACCATATCCAGAAAACATATTATTTGTGCGAGTATTATTGGGCATTTTTGGAGTCCCCCATGCATCATAATGCATATATGTATTAGGCGCTGATCCTTTTTTATCTTTACCATTAATAATAATAAAGGTCGCACCGGGATAGAAGACTGAATTTTTACCTGGATTGCTTATCTCTGTAGCCGAGGTAAAAACACGTGGGTCATTTTGGACTACATTATGAACTTGGTGATCATCATGGTCGACATTATGTGTCCTTTGGCTGTTATTAATCCATCGCCGATTATCTACTTCACTCGTCTTCTTAATATCCGTAATATTTGGTTGCGGTGGCTCAGATATGCAACAATCAGCCTCCGTGCAATTATAGGTCTCGCAGGCGATTTTCTGAACATCTGGTTTATTTTCATAACCATAAGGACATAATACTGGATCTGTCCCACATGTTGGTTTGGGATCTGGAACACAGCATTCTTCGTCCGCGCAAGTTGTGGCAGCACAGGTAATATTGGTCGCGCCAGATTTGAGAGAATAGTTCTTAGGGCATGGGAAATTATCACATTTTTCATGAGGAATAGGCTCACAGCATTCTTTGTCTTGACATTCTGCGCCAGCACACATTATGTTAGCTGCACCAGGTTTCAATTGTCGTCCTGTCGGGCACGCTCCCATCGTCGAGCAATAGGTGTTCGGCTCACAGCAATCTTGTGGTTCACAGCCAGCATCAGGGCACGTCGCTGGCATTGGCGATTTTCGATGGAATTTTGCTGGACATGCGTAATCTAAAGGACATTTGGTTGGCACGTCATCTCCCGTAATATTAGTTGTTGTGCCATTATCCTGTGGTGATACATTAACAGGTCCGGCGCCTGTTCGCTGTTTATACCATCCTGAATTAGGCGGGTAATCTGGGGATGTCGCAACTGCTGCATAAATTGCCGCCGAGCCCGGCGGACAGGAAATATACCACGTATGCTCATTTCTCTCAATTTGACATCCATCCTTCAACCATATAGCGCCATAATGATTCTCACCCCCTTTGGCATACGTACCATTGGTCATAGTATGTTCGGCGCCTTTAATATTCATCTTTTTCCACGTTTTTACAGCAGAATCGCCACTATAGGTTTGTGCCCCCGCACAAGCATTGTTTTTCAATCCGGTATTTCCAGTGCATGTTTGTTCCCCGGTGCATGGACCGGCGCAATAGTGAACATCGTTTGTGGAGCAGTATGCATAGGACTTTCCGCCTGCCGCTGTGCATGCTTTTTCACTGGTAATGGTATTGGGGTCAACCTTCCATGTTCCGCCGGCTGCTGTGCAATCTGAAGGATTGTTGCGTGTTTTACATATATTTTCAAAGGCTGCCCCAGTATACGGCGCCCCGACGGCTTTTAGTTTCGCGCCCCCACAATTGACACAACAGCTCATTTGTCCATTGCCAGGATCACATGGACCAGAGGCATACTGTTTGACATTAGCATTAGGATCTACTGCTGCAGAAGATTTATTGTATGTTTTACAGAAGTTTGCTACCGCCGCTGAGCCGGCAACACTAGTCGCCGCCGGCCACCCAGATTGCCCTAACTGACATTTCTGGTATACACCTGTTGACCAGTTGCCCCAATTACATTGACCTGCCTGAAGATTTTCGACACATTGGCAGGCGGTAAGGGCGGCACCTGTTAATCCTGTGCATTTACTTTGTGGAGATGTTGGTGTGCCGCCGCTGCCGCCGCCGCCGCCGCCGGCGCCGCTGGCGCCGCTCTTGATATAACAATCATAGTTCGGCTGCGTCGCCGATCCTTTCGTGATCGTAGTTCCTGTGCCCCCGCGCGAAGGTGCCTTTGGGTATGTTGGGTCGCCAAAGAGCTGGTAGTAATCTGTCCCAGAGCCCTTCGCAAAGCCCTGACAAGCTGCGTTTTGCAAGCATTCAGCCTTTATTTCGTCGAGTGTTTTACCGGCGGTGGCTTCAATCTCTTTCCACTTGGGAAATTTGCCGTTGTCGTCCCGGCACACACCCGGTGTCTTCGTCCAGCCGTCTCCACCGCCCGTCGGTGTTGCGGGAGGTGTTGCGGGAGGTGCGCTTCCACTTGTAATTTTACAACCTGTCCAACCGGGGAAAGGTCCATTAGGACGCACTTCATTCCCAACACGGCATTGGCAATATTCTTGAGGGTTCCAATTAACGCCTGTGAATGTTTTCCCTGTGGTTTTTTCGGCATCCGAACATGATTTGAGACAAGTTTCCATGGAATTAATTCCACTTGCGCTGCAAGATAGCGCACCAGTAAAGCGGTTTCCGTGCAATGAGCAAGGATTATAGTAATCAGCTCCACTTCCGGCGGCATCAGATGAAACGTTGGGTCCGCCCCATCGCATCCCACTTATGCAGTCAGATGTTGTTGTTCCCGGCGTCCCTGCCGCTGAGCCACTTTTGCAAATAGCCCAATGAGTATTGCTGCTACCGTGGTCTTTATTATAGTCGCCCGTGTTATTCCAATATACACCCGTACCCGTCGTGAAACAGCCTTTGGCTTGGTCAGTTCCGAAATTGCTCAGGTATCCAGTGGCAGAGGGTATTGCCGCCCCTTGGTTCGACATCATCTTGGGCCAAGCACCTGACCCCTTTAAACTCTGCCCCGCGTTTATGCACGCATCGATGTCCTGAATCCGCTCACCCTGCGGACATTGTTTCGCCGAACCTTTCAATACGCGGTATACTTCTTTAGTTACCGCGGGAGGTGTTGCGGGAGGTGTTGCGGGAGGTGGGGCAAGAGCGGTTAATATTTCGCATGTAGATTTCTGGTCGGATGGACGTATCCATGCGCCGGTAGTCCCGCAGTTTATTATAAGCGGTTTTGCACCGCCGGCAGTCGGGGGGCGGGGGCAGGAGCCCCAAAGACAATTTGCTCCATCGTTGGATGCGCACGCCACTTTACCTCCTCCCATGCATTTAACTGGTGTCCCTCCGTTCCAACCTTTTAAACAAGTAAATTC